GCTGCACATAGAGACGAACTGGTTAAAGCGAGTGGTCATCAGATAGATATCAGCGTCATTGAGCCCTTTGATTTTAGCAAAATCCAAGTCAATCAAATCGAACAATCGTGTCAAAGAGGCGTTGAGGAGTAGTTTTTCTGTTTTTTTAGGAAGGCTCAAAATTTGAATAGGCAAATCGCAAGACATGTATAAAATTGTTTTTTGATACTCATTAAATTTCTGTAGCGTCTCTTCTTTGACTTTTTGCATGTGCAAATCATAATTAAAATTAACATCAGACATAGGAGCCTCCATTGGATAATAACATACCCGACAATACAGTACAGAGCGTTAGCGCGCAAGACAAAGAAGGTGCCGAAAAAATATTAGTAGAACAACCTCAACAAAATAAACAGCCACAACCGCAACCTACAGAAGAAAAAACTGAGGATCCGAATTGGAGAGCTTTTCGCGAAGCGCGGAAAAAAGATCGGGCTGAAAAAGAAGCAGCTGAAAAAAGAGCCGCTGAAAAAGAGGCCGAAGCTGATGCTTTAAAAAAAGCGATGGAAGCTGCTTTTGCAAAATCAGCTACACAACCCACTCAAAGCGAATATGCATCATACGAAAACGACGAGAGCGAGGATGATCGCATAGAGAAAAAAGTTCTCGCAGCTCTAGCAGCACGGGAAGAGAAGTTTGAGAAAAATCGAGTACAGCGCGAGCAACAAGAATTTCCAGCAAAACTACAAAAAATGTACCCCGATTTTAATCAAATTGTCTCAGAAGAGCATCTTGATTACCTCGAATATAATTACCCTGAAGTTGCTCGCCCTCTGCAACGGCTCTCAGATGGTTTTGAGAAATGGGAGGACATCTATCGCGCCGTTAAAAAATTCGTCCCGAACGTAGCGTCAGCTAAAAAAGATGCGCAAAAAGCTGAAGCCAATTTTAAAAAACCGCAATCGCTATCAAATCTGGGGGCAAATCAATCGCCTGTCGATCAGATATCCACGCGCATCTCTGAGGATCGCAAACAACAAAATTGGCAACGAATGCAGCGATTGCTAAAAGGCGGAGGATGATCAATGCCATATAAAATATTGATTGACATGTTTGGACCAATTCGCTACTTTTAAGGCATAAGTACGCTCGTGTTATGCGTTTACTCACTGAGGATCGTCGTCTAACGATCCTCAGTACTTTTCTTCTTGGCTGATATTGCGCTTCGCCAACGTTTTGACTGTTTTTTGGTTTCGTCAACCTAAAATTTCAAAACTACAACGCGAGGCTCATATGAGTTTTTCTACCGGTATCACAAATATCAATAATATGGCTCCTGAACTACCTGTGCAGGCAGCCGAAGACCTCCTTTCAACACCAATGTTTATGCTAATTCACTCATTTGGGGTGGACCTGCACTATGCCGATTCATATATTGGCAAAAATTATCGAATGAGTCGATTTGACAGGCTCTCTACTGATGGCGGAAGACTTGATGGATCTGGTATCGACCCAGCCTCAGAAGTGCCCGTGCGTACAGATATCGACGCGGAAATGGAAATCTACTCGAAATCCGTCTCAGTTAACGAGCAAGTCATTCTGTTTGATGGCAATAAAACTCTAACAAAATTCACCGCGCTACTCGGTCAATGGATCAGAGAAAAAGAAGATCTTTTGATGCGAGACCTGTTCTCAAGCTCTGTGAGCTATATTAACTCGACCGGAGGGTTAAACGGAGACCAGCCTAGCGACCCTACACGAAACGATTTTAATAACATAGAAAATATTTTACTCAGCAACGATGCTAGATCAATGCTAACTGACATTGAAGCGGAGAATAAATTTTCGACCGGAGGCGTCAGAGATGCATTTATCGCTCTGGCAAACACAAATCTATGTGCAGATTTGCAGGCTGTTCAAGGAGTGCTCCTAAAAAATGCATATCCGTCTCAAGCGGGTTTGCGACCAGAAGAGTATTGTTCAATATCTCGGTTTAGAGTTTTTGTTTCGTCTAAAGCTGCAAAAATACCGGGGATTTCCCTGCAGGGCAATACTGTTTATACAGTGCCGATGTACGGACTAGAAGCAGCTGCCAAAATCGAACAAAATAATTACACATCAACGATTGGCTACAGACCAGCGTGGGTCGTCTCTAGCGTAGCGCAGAACAGTCAGTTATACGCAAAATTTGCAATCGCGCGAGCGATCACAAATCAAAACTGGATATCAGGCCTAAATTGCACAACATTTAACCCGTCATAAAAGGAAAAAAAATGCCATTTACAATTATTGACGGGGGTAGTTTTATCTCCGATGCGGGCTCAAAAAATATTGATATGCCTATGTCTCCGGACTATATGAGAGTATTAAACGTTACGCGACTAAAAACCCCAATAACACCGTTAGAATGTGTCGGGGGAGAATGGTTTGGTGCAAAATTCGGCTCAGGAGCTAGCGCAGCTAATAGAGGGATACGCTACAAACACCCAAATCCAGCGACTTCATCTCTTTTTGTCGATTCGTTTGATACTGCTACAGCTACAAACGGCTTCACTTATGTTACAGAAATTCCTTCAATTGAGGCCCAGGCAGCAAATGCTATTACAGCGATAACGGCTGCAAGCCCGGCCGTTGTGAGTCAAACAAATACGTATGCGGATGGTGATATTATACAGTTGTATGGTACTACCGGGATGTTACAGATTGGTGGGATGAATTTTCAAATCTCTAGTTCGTCAGGATCGGGATATACCCTTCTCGGACTACCTGCAGCAGGTTTTGCAGCAGCTGGCACCGCTGGATTTACTCGTCGAGTTTCGAGTGCTGGAGCCGTAGAGCCACGATTTTTATTTGTGACTGCAATTTCTCAGGCTAATCAAGCGGTAATCACATGCTCCGTTGACCCAAGCTCTCACTATGTTGCAGGGATGAAAGTCCACTTGAGCATTCCGTATAGTTTTGGGATGACACAAGCAAATCAGGTAACTGCTAAAATTATTTCTGTTGATTCTGCAACATATCAGATTACGACAGATTTAAACAGCTCTGCATTTACAGCGTTTGCGTTTCCCGCTAGCACCGCGTCGCCAACAGCTCCGTTATTTGCAACGTTAGCTCCAGCCGGGGCATCAACACAATATAACCCCGTCACTAACGTACAAACGGGTTATGATTTTCAGTACCAGCCATTTAGAGCTGGCCAATTTGTTCCGTACATGAAGTTGGGCGGTGGCGGATCCGCAAATCTAACAGGGATTGCTGATGACGTGATCAACTGGATGGCCTATAAATTAGAGACCTAATCAAATTTTATGGGAATGGATTTACCCATTCCCATAAAGAAATATTAAAAATATGAGGTGAAATATGAGCATATCACTAGTTACGGCGGGTGGAGAAATCCATGGAAAAGTGAACGTTTTAACAAATAATGTTAAATTTAACGAATTCAAGGGCATGTCCTCCGCAAATAAATTAAAAATTGAAAAAGAAAAAAAAGAAGATGCGCGCATTGTGAAAGCCGAATATATGAACTCTAGGGGTCGTCATGAGAGACTGTCTAAAATCTATTGCAGGTATGCTGGAGATCCTATTGAGCAGTGGAATTGCATTCCTGGCTACGTTTATGATGTACCTGTAGGCATGATAAAAGAAGTCAATGACCCTGAAAAAGGGCTCAGAAAACGAGAGGGGCTCGAATCAATTGACGGGAATACCGTGAATCCGAACGGTACTCCGCTCAGCGAGGACCAGAAACCAGAGTGGATCCATAAATTTGTGCCGGTTGGTTTTTAATGTAAAACCGCTTTACATAGGGAAAAATCATGGCTAATCCTGTCGCCTCTGCAAACACAACATACGCGTGGATTGAAAAAAAAGTTAGGCGTTTGACGGCATCTGCCAGTCAATCAGCTCTTCCTAGCGCTGATATTGAGGACGCCGTCAATAGATTCTATTCGCAGGATTTTCCTAGCTCTATTAAAACTGATCAAATGCGATCGGTTTATAAATTTTTAACGATTCCCAACGTTGACAGGTACCCTGTTGACCCGAATTCGCAGCAGAGTTTCAGGGGGCCCGTTTATGTTGAGGGCTTTCGCGCAAATCTTTTTAAAAATAGAGACCAGCTATTTAACATATTTCCTCGATCGCCGACTAAATTTTTGCCGGCTTCAGGGGACGGTGTAACGACTGTTTTTTCATTTTCTTTGATCGCAAATAGCAGCAATTTATTTCCATCGCCGAATTTAGGGATTTTAAGCACTCAGGTCATAATCGGCGGGATCGACGTAAACGGGAACCCAATCAGAATTATCGATGATGGGGGCTCAGTTGCAAATTCGTTTGGCATTGGATCGAACACAACAACCGGTCAATTACTTTTTTTAAATAGCAATACCGTAGGAGCGAATATTTATTTAGATGGATCAAATGTGCAGCAGCCTGCAATTCCCGATCTCTCCCCTCTGGCGCCATCCGGAGAATCCTCTCCGCCATCTACATTGACTAGTCAATATTGCGGTACTGTAAATTATGTGACCACTCAAATTGATGTGACGTTTCCAGTCGCTCCTGCTGACGGAACTCAAATAAATGTTTGGGCTAACACATATAATCCGGGACGGCCAAATAATATTTTGTGGTGGAACAATGAAATAACGCTTAGACCTGTGCCTGACAATATTTACCTAGTCGAATGCGAAGTCTATCAATCTCCCGTACAATTTATGAAAACCAATGACTCACCAAAACTAAACGACTGGGGTCAATATATTGCATACGGCGCAGCCATGGAAATTCTGAGAGAACGTCAGGATATGGAGGGTGTGGCAAATTTGCAGGCCGGATTTAATGATCAAGAGGCTCAAATTTTAGAGCAGCAAGCTAATGAGGAGATTTTCAGCCCTAACATTACAATGTTTAATTCTACTGGACTCGGTTTAGGGTTTTGCAATGATTATTGGGGATTTTAATGGCAGGGTATCAGCCACTGAAAATTGGGGGTATGCGAGAGGGTTTAGTTCAGGATCGACAAAATTTCCTCTTGCCCGATGATGCCTATCCAGTTTTGCAAAACGCATATGTTTGGCGCGAAAAAATAATCAGAAAAAATGGAAATCGTATTCTAGGGCGGTTGAAAAGGGATTTAGTCTCAGTTTCAATAGGCAATAGGTCATCGGGCGGAGCCGGCAACGTCACAACAAATTTGTTCACGTCTCTAGGGCTACTCACAACAGAACCGTATGCTGGATTTGTGCCAGGTTCTGTGGCAAATCCTATTGTGATTACGATTGCAGCGCCGATTAATCAGACTCTAACGGACACGACAGGAAACGGGGCATTAGTAATAACAGGCGCAGGCCCAATCACAACGGCTAAAATTAATCATTCAACTGGAGCGATCGTACTCACGTACTCAGGAGCTGCTGGAGCATCCGCGTCTACGTTAACAGCGAGTTATTATCCAAATTTACCCGTGATGGGCATTAGAAATAAAGAAGAGCAAAATAGCACTACAGACACGACAGTTGTCTTCGACCAAAAATACGCGTACGTTTTTAATTCGGTTTTTGGGTTATACTCTGAGTGGATTCCAGGAACTACATGGAACGCTCATGCTGGAGATGCTACGGCAACTGATTTTTTTTGGTCGACAAATTATTGGGTTAGCGATTCTACAAATTTCCCTATCTCCCCAACATCAAACAAAAAATTATTATGGGTAACAAATAATACAGGGCAGTTT